TGGTCCCTGTTGACCAGTTGGACCTTGTGGTCCTTGTACTCCTATTGGTCCTTGTGGTCCCTGTACCCCAGTTGGTCCTTGTGGTCCTTGTACTCCTATTGGTCCTTGTGGTCCTTGTACTCCTATTGGTCCTTGTGGCCCCTGTACACCAGTTGGACCCTGTGGTCCTTGAACCCCTGCACCAGTTGGACCCTGTGGCCCCTGCACACCAGTTGGACCTTGTGGTCCTTGAACTCCTATTGGTCCTTGTGGTCCCTGTACCCCAGTTGGACCTTGTGGTCCTTGTACACCAGCGGTACCTTGTGGCCCTTGTGGTCCTTGTACACCAGCTGCACCTTGTGGTCCTTGTGGTCCTTGTGGTCCTTGTGGTCCTGCGCCCCCGCCTCCAGTGGAATTAATTGTTATTTCATCAGTAACAGGATTTACACTAAAAGTAATATTGGTACCAGGTAATAAATCAACATCACTGCTTGCAGCACCATCACTCAATTGAATACTTGCACCACCACTTGTTAAAGCAATAGCATTTAAGTTGTATGCAGCTAAGGTAGCATTCTCCCATACATTAGTTGTACTATTATATACAAGTAATTGATCATCTTGAATATTTGTAATTGTAACATCAGTTAAACCGCCTAGTGTTGAACTACCACCACTACCTGATTCTATATCAACAGTTCCTCTGTATAAATGTCCGTTTGCAGAATTAATCCATAATGTTCTTTCTGCTACAGTTCCGCCACTTACATCATTACATAACGGTCTATTTGCAAAAGTTGTGGAAGGAAGAACTAATCCACCTTTATCAATATTTACACAACCTACAAAGTAACCAGCCCATGTACCACTATCAGCAACTAAATCTGTTAATACTGGTTCTCCGTCAGAGCTTGCTTCTGAATCTACAACATTAGAATACAGGCCAACCCTCTGTGGATTTGTTCCACTACCAGTAAATGAAATAATTTGACCAACATTGATTGCCACACCTGTTTTATTATCAAGTGAAATATTAGAACCAATATACTTTGTGGCTATAACACTTGTCGAATCGGTTTGTATCTGGCTCCCTATAAAGCGAGTAGACGTCTTATCCATCCACTGTAAAATATTAATACCTTCACTATTTGTAGGTGTCAAATAATTCATGTATAAACCGTACCCATCTGTTAATGAAGCATTAGCAGCAAAATCATGTTTACTATCTACATTAATTGATTTAACTGTAGCAGCATTTTGGCCACTTACACCAACTAAATCATAAGTACCTTTATGTCTAAGGCCTATCATATCGACTGCCCCTGCTTGGTCAGTGAAATTAGCTACATCATAATTTGCAGAAGATTCAAATCTTCCATCATTTGCTCCTGTATTAACTAAAGGAATTCTATATGCAAGACCAGCAGCCTGTAAAGAACTGCTTGAAAGATTAGGTACATAAATTTCTTCATTGGCAGATATACTAAAACCATCAACAGTTAATCCTGCTAATGCACTTGTCATTGTAATACCGAATGAACCATCAGTACCATATACACCAGCAGTTGCTTTTACTACACTATTTAAAGCATACTGTGTTGCAGCAGTTCCAATAGCGGATTCTTGCCTTACTTGTAGTTGGTGAGTTGCTGCTGTATTTTCAAAGTGTATTCCTGTGCCTAAATTACTTACTCTATTAAATTGTAATTGTCCACTTGATCCACTTAGCTTAACTTCCCTAACAGCAGAACCTATTGTTCCATCACTACCATAAATATTTACTTGACCTAGTGATCCTATTGGTATTGGTTGATATTCTCCTGCACTTTGGCTCCATTGTAAGATATAACCATTAGCTGCTGGGGCATCAGCACCTGCTGAAACATTCGATAACATTCCAATTGTAGGTGCTCCACTATTTAATTTAGATAGATCAATTAAACCTTCATTAAAATTATAAACAACATTTTTTAATGTTGAATCTGTGCTTATAGATAATGCCGCACCTGTTCCAGAATTAGTTGCATCTAAACCATAAAATTGTAAATTGACACCAACCTTACCTGAATAGATATCTTGGTGTGTAGCACCTAGGCCTATATTTTCTCCAATGTTTACTTCACCTGGATTAGATGCCAAGGTGTTTATTAATTTTATTGTCTTAGAAGTTAAATTATATTGTAGCTGCATTCCTTGTCCTGCTACAAAATTAAAAGTATCATTAGGTGTTGTTGATTGAATCAATGCATCATTACCTGACTGTAGTGCACCGGTTGCAGCAGTAGAATTTACATTAATCTTACCAAAACCATTAGCACCTTGTATATTAATATTACCAGAACCTATACCACCAATCATATCCCATTGTGCAGTATTAAATACACCTTGTGTGGTTCTAACATTTGCTCTCCACCAAGCTAGTACTTGATCCATTCCAGTAGTAGAAGGATCATCTACAATAACCGGGTGATATACAATGTTTCCTATTTCATATATTCTATCATCTTCCCAAGGATTAGCTACCATTTTAAAATTGGTATCTACCTCAGCATTTGTTAGCTCTCTTTTTATCTCGGTTCTAAAAAGAATATATTCTTGCAAGTTAAATGACGTTGCCATTGAGTTAAATATTTTTTTATTTATTCTTCTTCTTTATATATTTAGTTTGGAGGATATTCCTCAATCGTAACATCATTATATGGAAACTGTGAAGTATCTCGTGTAGAAGTGAATGCTTCTCTAAAAGATTTAAGATACCATGTGTTTTCGGACCACCCTGGTACAGCATAGCACGGTGAATAAATTCCAGTTACATAAATATATTTTAGCTCCGAATAATACTTTACATAATCAGTAACTGCATTCTTTATTAATTGAATTTGTCTGTCTATGAATACCTTTCTACCAGAGTTTCTTTGTCTATCATATGCAGAGCCTGTTTCAAGTTTTAAATTATCAGTAACATCTATTGCTTTAAATTCTGTACTAAAATCATAAAGATCACTCGCGGCTAAGAAAAAAGAAATAGAAACCAAATCTCCTAGGTTACAATTATCAAGAGGCTTATAGTTTTTGTTATAATACTTTTCCATTGCAGTTACATCTGCAAAATCAAGGTATTCATGTTTCACCCTATCAAAAAAATCAACCTTAATGCTTGTTGAGGTTATTTTATTTTTTTTCAAAAAGGTAAAGAAGTCTAAAGCTAGTTTAAATGTTATTCCTTCTAAAATCAATGGAGTCTACTTTTTTGTTATATATTCAGTCTTTGATTAGATGGTAGTCATCTATAAGACATGATATAGGACCATGGGTAATTTTAGATTGTTTAAAAATTTGTAGGTGATCTAGATTACGATAATCATCTATCCAGTATACATGCTTAAATCCTGCATTAACTAAAATTTTTGTACACATTTTACAAGGTGATAAAGTTAAAAGAACAATGTAATTTTCAGGATCATGTTCTTTAAACTTTGCTATCATATTTACCTCAGCATGAATAAAGCCACTTTCACCAGGTTCAAGACTATCTTCTTCAGTTCCAGTTTCTTCATTTATCTGAGCACCACTATATGATCCATTATAACCGAAACTAGCAATTTTACTAAAATCTTTTCTTAATGCAATACATCCTACTTTAGTTGTAGACGAATTAGAAAGATTTTTAATATTCTCTAAAATCTGTAAGAAGGTAGATATCTTTACCTGAAGTCGTTGAATTTTGGAATCCATTTGCTCTTAATTAATTTAGCTTTCATTTTTATACCACTTTCTTTATTTAAAGATTTAGCAATTTTAATATTTTCTTCATCATCATCAAAAAATGTAAAATCATTAAAACCCATTTTTATGAATTTTCTAAATGCTTGCTTTTTTCTTTCAGCTATTGATCCTTTAAATCCTAATGAAATATCATTAATAGCAAATATGTATTGAGGGTTTATATTAATACCGTTATGAGCTAAAAATTGCTGTATGAGTTTTGCATCATCTCTTGCTGTTATAATACCAACAGCTTTACCCTTTTGTATGGTTCTTTTTAAAATAGAAAATACCCATTCAATAATTTTACCAGCTTTAAGAATATCTAAACTTTGAAAATCTGAAAAGTCCATCTTATCATTAGGTCTTTTTCTAAATGTATTAAATTCTTGTGGAGTAAGTTCAGTAGAAAAACCGGTTTTAGGATTATGAACTTTAATTTTACTGCGAGTAACTACAAGAGTATCATCCACATCAAATATGGTAATTGCATTTCTTTTATTTGCTTCAAATAGCCTCACTTTAAATTTTCCTTTTATTATTTATCAATAAAATATGTAGAACACATTAGATGTACTTAAAAGGTGTCTGCGATTAGCAATCCCTTCCGTTAGCATAAACATGTTTTAATACAGGAAATCTTAGTGAATATCCACCAGTTTGATTTTTACTTTCTTCAAAATATTGAATAGTTACAGTTTTACCTATGATGTCCTGTGGAGATTCATAATACATTTCTCTTTGTTCTTTAGAGAAACCTGATCCTACACTAACCTTACATCCTTTATGTTCAATTATAATACTGCTTAAACATTCTCTTTCTACTTGTTTACCATTTTCTGTCCATCGGATATTTCCGTTGATTGTTTCTAAGACAGTATATTCCGCATCATGGAATTTTTTAACCTTTAAAAGATTATGGCTTCTTTTACCTTCATAGCCTACATTCTTTCTAACCATGATTCCTTCAAATCCTGCCTCTTCAGCATCCTTTGCCATTTCAGTAAATTGTTCCTCTGTGGTTAGTTGATCCTGTGGAAGAAATTCTAAACGAGAACAATCAATACTTTCTGGAAGTAAATCATATCCAGTCTTAAGTCTTTCAACAAGTGGAGTAGTTCCAATCTGATTATCAAATTCTTCTAAAGTTAAATAATCAAATACAAAGAATTTAGGATTATCAATTTGATGATTCTTTTTTCGGATCTGTTTCATAATGCCTTGGAAATCTTCATTACCATTTTCATCTACCATACAGATTTCTCCATCTAAAATAAAGTTACCTTTAATCTTTAGAATTTCATTTTCTAAATTACCTAGAGTTAAAAATTCTTTACCACTCCTGGAAAGGAATGTTACAATATCATTTTCTTTTCGGCAAATACAACGAACACCATCCAATTTTCTAGAACCGTACCAATCTCCACTTTGAAAATCTACTCTTTTTACATTATAAGGATTTGCCAATGCAACTTTGAATGTTGGTATACATCCTGGAATTACTTTATTAATAGAACTTGTAGATGCACCCATTTTAAGGTCTCTATCAATAATGTTAAAAATCAGATCCTCATATTTAGTATTACCGGTGATAAAACCATTTACTGCTGCAATTGCATCATGCCCAGTAATTACTCTGTTTGCTAAATCATCTAACAAATCAAATAAATCATTATAAAGATTATACTTAAATAACCCAGAGTTCTTTTTACAGTTCTTAGAAGTTACATTGTATTTCTTATAAGGATTATAAGTGTAATTAAAAATCTTTTGTAGAAATTCACTATCAGAATGTTTCTTAATAGTTTCAATTTTGTAGTTACCTGAAGATGATTCCTTCATTTCATCAATAAAGGATTGTAAGTAATCTAAGTTGTTTGTTTGTTCAGTCATATTCCGTTTATTTTATTATAATATAAATATAATACAATTTGTTGGGAATTGAACTATAAAATCTTGTTTTTTTCAAAAAAGTTATTAACAATTCTGAAACAATATTGTCGGGATGGCAGGATTCGAACCTGCGACCTCCTCGTCCCAAACGAGGCGCGATAACCGGGCTACGCTACATCCCGAATGTTGTCCGACTAGGGATCGAACCTAGACTCTTCTGGACCAAAACCAGACGTGTTGCCAGTTACACCATCGGACAATTAATTAGTCTAACTTTTTCTTTTTAAGATCTTCTACAATCTTTTTAATATCTCTAGCAGATAAACCTCGGTTTCCACCAAAAGGTTTCCATTGTACAAAAATACTTAAAAGAAAAACAGTACCGGCAAAATGCCAAAATGATTGAAATGCAAATTCTAAGAAATTCATATATTCTGTTTTAAAAAAAATAAAGGCTCTCGGTTGGTCAAATGAATCATTAATGTAGTGAGGATTTTTGACACTTAACATTCTACACCACGTGAAGGTGGCCTTTGTCGTAGAACATTTATTATTATATGCCTAAATTAAAAAAAGTTTAATATTGAGTATCGAAAAAGAATGTTTGGAATAACCTACCATCTTCAAGACCTTCCCCAAAGTAGTCTAAAGAAGAATGAAACAAATCTCCTCTATACAGAACTAGTCTATTGTAAACATTTCCAACCATTGCTGTCATATCCCATTTAGAAAAATCACGGCTATGTGGCCAACAGTGTTCTTTTAACCATTCATCATCTAAGCTACCATCTTCTAATCTAGGAGGCCTAACTAAGCCAGTTTCTTTGTGTCTAAATAAACCTGTACCTCCGCTGGCCGGTGCATCTGGTGTTAAATAACAAACACCCGCCCACATTGTTGTATGATCAGGGTGAATCCAACTAGAATCATGTTTAGTGGTATATTGAAAAGCTGTTGTATAATCATAATCCCATTTAGTGATTTGGCCCCCTGCTTTCTCAACTATCCCTTGGATTGAATCTTTTAAATCTTGCCAATGGTGCACAGGTGCTGTTCTCTGTCCAGGATAATTTCCTCTAACATCAAAAGGTTGTTGTAAAACCCATTCTCTTGTTTTATCTACATCGGTGTAAAAATTATCAACGATTATTAAACTTGTTTCCATATTGTAATTATTTGTTTATTTATTTGTGTCTTAGTTGATAGTATCATCATCTTCTTCGGATGATATATCTAAATGTAATAGTTGTTTAAGCTTTTGTAAGTTAGTACATTTTTCATATTCTTCTTTTTCTTCAAAAAACTTTATCATTTCATTTATTGCTGTAACTTTGATTTCTATTGAATCTTCTCTCTTTAAAACTGCACTAGGGCTTTGCATCATAACAGCATATGATAATTTCATAAACTCATCAAAGTCAGTGTGCTCTAAAGTCAATAATAAATTCCTGATAAAATTTTCGCTAAAACCTTTACCCTTTTCCATTATGCTTATTTTTAATTTTTTCTATTAATTTTCTATCTTCTTCATCTAAGTTAGTAGGAATGTCTACTATGATACTTATCAGTAAATCAGAAAATCCTTTTTGTTTATAAATCGGAAACCCTTTTCCTTTGACTCTTAATACTTTACCATTAGCTGTTCCTGGTGGAATTGTAAAAGTTATAGTTTTATCAAAACAATCTATGGTTTCTTTACCTCCTAATATTGCGTCAAACAAGTTTATATTTTTAATAGTATGCAAACCTTGATTGTCTACAAAAAAGTTATTGTCATTTATAACTTCTATTGTCATTATAAGATCACCGTTAAGATCTTCTGTTTGTCCTCTTTGTCCTAATCCTTTTAATCTTAGTTTTTGTCCACTTCTTATACCTGGAGGAATATCTAATTTTATAGTTTTCATTCCAATACTAACATCTCTACTAGTTCCATAATAAGCATCAGCTAATGTTATTCTAAGTACACCTGTAGTATTTCTTCCTTTAGTGTTAAATCCGTATCTTTGGTTGAAAGCACCACTAAAATTTTGATTCCTTAACAAGTCTTCAAACATATCACCAAATTCTCCACCACCAAAACCACTGAAAGGGTTGCTTCTCATTTGGTCATACTGAGCTTTCTTTTGTGGATTACCTAAAGTTTCATATGCATCAGCTATTTCTTTAAATCTTTCTTCATTACCTTCAACTTTATCAGGGTGATTTTCTTTTGCTAGTTTTCTATAAGCTTTTTTAATCTCTTTATCTGATGCCGTTTTATCAACTCCTAATATGTTATATGGATCTTTCATTAAAGTAGGCTACCAATATAAATTACCAAAAGAAGAATAATAGAAACAGTACAACTTATAACTAAGCTTACTCCAGCTATAAGACCTAAACCTATAGCAAACATTTTTCTAAAATCTTTATCTGGTCCTTTAAGAGGTATCTCTATGTTATTTTCTTTTTTCAAGTTCCCTATTTTGTTTATAACTTATTCTTTCCTCTATCTTTTTGGAATCATAATATTTTTCAACTAGTTTTAATCTCCATTTTACATCTCCAATTTCATCAATAATATCATCTTCAAAATCCAATTTTGGTTTATTTAACTGTTGAGTAATTATGAGTGCCAGTTCCATACACTCCTCTGCTAATTTTTTATGCTCTCTTATTATTTCTCCTAATTTCATTTCCAAAATAGTTGTATTCCAATTAAGCTACATGCTAAGAATAAAGATACGATTGTTTTTGTAGTAATCCCTTCTCCTAGTAGCCACCATGTTAAAAATGTAAAAGAAAGTATTCCAGTACCAAATGCTATAAATCTTCCAGGCCACAACAATCCATCATAATATTCTACTATAAACCTTGTGCCATAAATTAATATGTAACTAATACTAGTTCCCATAATCAAAGATACTGCAAGAGGATTCTTTTTAAACCAAGGCCAAACAAACTGGCCATTAGTTTGTACCCATATCAAAGTCTGTCCTAAAAAGAACAAACAAAATGCTGCTATTAACTTATTCATCTATATGATATTTATAACCTTGTCTAATCATATGATCCATGTGGTGCTCCATGTCATTAGCTGTTATCCACACAGAAGGTTCCGGTTCAACTCTTCCTTCTTTTCTCTGGTCAAATGCTTTATTTAAAAACCACTTCTCTTTTTTACTTTCCCACCAAAACCAACACTTTTGCCATGACCTAGGTTTTTTCATATAAACTTTATTGCCTTTATCCATGTGAGCAATAAATTGTTTATATGTAATATCTTTCTTAGCCATTTTTGTTTGCTTCTTTAATAGTAAGTTTTTGGATTCTTTCTTCTAAAATAAATTTCTTTTCTTCTAATTTATTTTTTCTTTCCATCTGTGTAGCTATTCTCTCTAATACACTAACGAGTTTTGGAACATCGGCTTCATAAAATTTACGACCCATTCCTGTTCTAAAAAATTCTGACATAATTATGTTTATTTTTATATGCACAAACTCAATGTTTGTTTACAAATATATAAACAAAATAAACTTAACAATGAGTAAGATACCAAATTTTGAAAAATTTAATGAAGCTATTGTACCTGCAGGTTTTGGTCAGATGGGAATCAATAATTTTGCACTAGGTGGAGCAACTCCACAAACAGGATATAGTATGACTGCTGTTGCTGGTCCAGTAATGGAAGCTTCTAATCATATTGCAGAACAAGCAAATATGTATGAAACAAATGATAATGAAGATCATACTGCTGAAGCATATTTAAAAGAAGCTAAAAAATATTTAAATGAAGCAATAGACAAAGCATATGAATCACATTGCAACAAAAGCTAAATAAGATGAGTATATCAAATTTTAAAGACTTCAGTATAAATGAAGACAGTGGCATTATAAACAATCTTAATAGCATGGCATCAACCGACTTAGAAAGAATCGGTGATTATGCTGATATGATTAAAGACAGAATGTCTCAAGGTCAACAATTAGATGCATGGATGTATTCTAAAATTTCAGATTCGGTTAAAAATCTAAACTCGGTTCATGATACAATGGA